TTTATATTGCAGTGATACTCTATCTCAACAGGCTTCATTCCGAGAGCCTCGTTCACCCTCATCAGCTTCTTGTCGTCCGTGGAACAGTACGACACCAACCGCTCCACTCCGAGCTCAATGCCTTTCCTTACCGTCTCCATGCCAAGATGCTTGAAAAATAGACCAGACTTGAGACGAGGGCTGCAGTAAAACCATTCCCAGACACCTGTCCCAGCCGAATACACATGGCTCTGGAGAAGAAGACTGATAGCAACAGGATGATGTCGGTCGTTGAAACCTACAAAACCCACATATGGTGCCCCAGATACAACAGCTTTGAACTTCCCGTACTGGAGAAACCAATCCTCTTCAAAGTTCTCTTTTCTGGACCCGCTTGCCACGTTAATCTCATACGACTCGGTCACGAGCTGCATGGCCTGGTTCAGATTCTGCTCAGTCAGAGGTTCCAGGGTTGCCATTGGTCTCCACGTATTCCACGATTCCCTCTCGCTCATTGAGGCCAAAGGCAGCATTCGGGGGAATCCCGACCGCTTGCTTGGCCTGCATAAGCTCCTTCGTTGCCTCTTGATGCCTGTGAGAAACAGAGATTAACCAGGCAAACGCCTTCCAGGCATCCCCCTCGATCTTCAAGACCTGCTTCTCAGGTTTCTTCGCCTTTTGGGACATACTCGTCTCCTATCTCTGATTAAAATCTTCCTCGTTACTCATGGCCGCACTCTCAATCTGCATGACAGCCTCTTTGAGACAGTCAATACATCTCTTCGCGGACTGGAAGGCCGGGAGCCTGGTATTGGATGTGACGGCAGCCTTGGCATTCAAGACCGTCACCATCTCCGCTGCCATCTCCTTCAACTTGCCAGCCAAAGTGTCCATTGCCGTGAGTTCGGGTTCTGTGAATAGTCCTGCCATGTTTCCTCCTATGCCATTTGTACTCTCATCACTGTTCCGTCAGATGACCTCTTCAGAGTCAACTCATCTGAATCTGTATCATAAGCCAGTTCTCCGTTGACTGTGGCTCCTCCTGACTTCTCTGCAATTTTCAGCGTCCCCCCTGACTGATCCACCGTTGTAGCCGAAAGCGTTCCAATCCAGACGATGTTCCCAGAAGAGTCAATAGCAAGTCGAGTAGTCGTGCCAAGGTCGGTACTGTCGGCAATCTTGAACTTGTCTCCATCGCCGTTGTCAATTCCAACCATCCACCGCTCTCCTCCGGTGAGAAGAAATTGGAGGACCGCATCACCCGTACCGTCCTGCTCAATGGTAACTCCGCCACTTGTTGAAGAAGAATTCTCGTACGAATGTACAATAGTTGCTGGCCCCGTCGTGCCGATGCCGATTTTCCCGTCCTTCAGGATATTAAAATAATCCGTGCCGCCGCCGTCGTAGATCGTGAAGACCAACCTCGATGCAGGATCGTTGTCGTTCCCATCTACCAAGATATAAAACTGATTATTCGTGTAGAACGGATACGACGCCCCGCCCCTGAAAACCAGGTCTTCATTTACCGTAACACGATCTTCGAAGTATATATTTTTATAAAAATAAACCGAGCCGTCGTATTCCCAGAGAACCCTCGTGTCGCCGTCGCCTTGTCCGATTTGAAGTTGCCCGGAATTACTGGCGTGAATAAACCAGTCCTCCCCGCCAGCAGTAAAATTCTCGAAATAAATAATCGGCGCGGCCGTGCTGTTCCATGCGCCGTTGCCGTAGAGGTGGAGCATCCTGTCGGGATCGGTATTGAGCCCGAGGCTTCCGTCAATTCGTTGATCCCCCACGAAAACATTATCCAGCCCGAGCATTGCGAAAGTATCGTTCGCGTCCAGAGCGGGGATCGTTGCACTGTAATTTGTGCCCTGATCCGCAATATCGACGGTGATGTAATTCCCCGCCGAATCCTGAATCATCAGGTCCCCGGCGTTCTGGATTTTCGTCTGCCCCGTGAACGTGTTGTCACCCGTGAACGCATTGTCAATCGCAAGAAGCGCGGCGGTGTCGTTCCCCCCGGGGTCAGGGATTGTGACCGCCCATTCCCCGGCCGGTTCGCTGCCCGGGGGTGCGATGCTGACCTTGTTTGACCATCCCGGCTTCAGGATGTCGAAGGACATGGCCACGATCTGGAGGCCGCCCGAGAACAGGCAGAACCCGGCGAAGTCCTGCGGGGTGCCGGTGGTGCCCTGCTCGAGTAGCGCCGGGGTCAGGGTGGACCCGCCCGCCTCCGTGGTCTCGGGGAAGTCCACATAATAACTCTTCGTGAACCCCGACGCCGAGCGCACCGTCGCGCCGTATGCCGTGCTCGGGCTTGCAATCTCGATGTCCACTACCTTGGTGAGCCCGTATGTGGACTGGAAATCGAAGTCCCCGTCGATGGTGGCCGCACCGATGGTCTTGTTGGTTAGCGTCTGGGTGTCCGTGGTTCCGATAATGTCGCCGGTCGGGAGGCTCTTCCCGCTGTCCTGCACAACCTCGCCCGTGGTGTCCGCAAAGGTCGGCAGGTTTCCGCTTGTCGATGACGCCGGGCCGGTAACATCACCCCGAGGCGGACGACTATAAGTTGTCGTGCAGGCCACTACAGACAGCGTTTCATCGGTGGTGTCTGTCCGCGTCAGGGTGATTTTGAATTTCAGATACCGCCCGTAATAAACGCCCGTCTCGTGGGTCTTGTACGTGCCCGGCACTTCATCCGTCGTATAGACCGTGCTCTCAAGCGTCCAGTCCTGCGTCGGGTTGTAGATGTCATTACAGTGGATGTCCATCGCCTGGGCGGTTGGGTTGCTGAACGAGCGGTAGTTCAGCGTGTGGTACGTGTCCGACAAGTCCTGAAGCGTTTGGCCCGACATGGAGGACACCGCTTGGCCCGCAAACGTCATCAGCGCATTGGTGCCCAGAACGTGAATCAGAATCCCGACCCGCCAGTAGCCGAGGGACCCCATGTCTATCTGCGAGGTCTCATAAGTGCCCTCGGTTTCGCCGGCAGAAAGAACAAGCGACGTGCCGCTTTTTTCCGTATTCGATTTCGACTCCGCCCACCCGCCGCCCTCGGTAGTCTCGTCCCGGCTTGTCTCGTCCCGGTGGTCGGCCGGTGTGGACATGGTCACGGCCACGCTTTGGGACTTCGTCAACTGCCCGTTCTCGAGGCGACCCCGGATGAAATAGGTTTCGGTCCCCGGCACCCAGTTCACCACCTTGATCGGCGTCCCGCTATCCGGGCAGGAGAAACAGCCGACCGGCCTGCCATGAGTCCACGAGTGGTCCGCGTGGTTGGCCTTGATGACGTAGTGCTTTATCTCGCCACGGACGTTCGCCGTGTTGTCGTCCGGGTCCGTGAAGTTCCGGATGGCGTCGATGTCGATGATTGCGTAGTCGGTTGCCGCTGGCATTAGAACACCGCCGAAGAAACTTGCGCCTTGCGCATTGGGTCCATGGGCCGCTGAACGTAGATGTGTTTTTTGTTCGCCTCGCCGGACGCCGGGTTGGCATGTGAACCGCTGCCGGGCGCGACGGTCACAACGGCGACCTGGTAGAGTTGGTCCTCCACGACGTTCTCAATCTCAAAGGACGCATTCTCCGTGTCGCCCATCTTTGTGAATCGGTCGTTGTATTCGGTCCCCACCGGCCGCGCCCACACCTGGCAGCGGTACGCAAACGGCCAGACCGCCTTCGTCCACGTTGCCAGCACCCGGGCCTTGCCCCGGACGCCGTATTGCTCGAAGCGTAGCGCCAAGTCCTTCACCCTCGGTGGTATCGTGTACGGGCTCCGCTCCGGCACCGTCGGCACCGGGTCCTCGTGCCCCGGGTAATCGTCATACACTCTTGCGTCATACTGGACGCCCTTCAGGTGGACCCGGAAGTCCTGCCCGATTTCCATCGAGACCACCTTGGCCTTGCGGGTGGCCCGGCTCGTGGTGGACCGGACAGGCCCGGCCGACCAGTGCCATCCCTCTTGCGGGGTCGAGGTCCAGGACGGGGTGATGTCGATGGTGTCCCCGGCCGCGTAGGTGCCCGGGCTCTCGAGGATGGTCCTCGTCTGAATCGCGTCCGACATGGTCCCGTCGTCTACGCGGATTTCCCACTCGTCGCCCGACGTGTCGATGGTGATGTCGCGGTCCAGGACGACACTGTTCACGCCGGCCGCGTTCTCTTTCAGGCGGCCGCCGACCGTCTCCCACAGGTCCGACGCCAGCTCCACCACCTGCCCGGGTTGACAGCCGACCGCGCCGATGAAGGAATCCCACTCGGAAATCCAGCCGATACGCTTGGCCTGGTTGAGAAGGTATTTCGCCTCCCTGCGTGCCCGCGCCGGCTTCGTGATTCCCGTCCGGTCCACGACCTCTTCAATCTCCGGCGTGCCCGTGACGTGGATGGATGGGTCAGCAACGGTGGCGTAGTCCTCGGCATAGTCCAGGTCCTCATTGAAGAACCGGACCGTTACTTTGTTCGGGCGCTTTTCCTTGCCGATGAACTGGGTCCGGAACGAGCCGACGCCGGTATTGGCCGGGTTGAACTCCATGACCGAATCACAGGCCACATCCGGCACGGGCACGAGCTTGTTGCCGTAGTCCACCAGCTTGGTACGGCTGCACGCCGCAATCTGCGCCAGGTGGTCTCTGAGGGGCCTCGGCTGATCGATGGTGTAGCCGATCTCCCACCGCTTCATCAGTGAGCCCTGGCCATCCTTAATCATGACGTCGTTACCGTCAGCCCAGGCCTTCCACTCGGTCAGGTCCACATTGTTGAGCTTGTACCAACGGCCGCCGCCATATCGGCGGTTGAGGTAGAGGTCCAAGCAACACCAGGCGGGGTTGGTCGAGTACTGGTCAGACCACCCCATGTCCGGGTCGTAGACTTTGACGATCTTGCCCTGAACTAAGGTCGTGATATTGTCCACCGCGCCCTGCGAGGTTCCCACATCTAGGTCGGTCTGAAGAAGGGCGACGTGGGGGTAAGATTGGGCCTGTTCGTCGTTGTATTCCTTGATGGATTTCCACTTCACCTCTTGCGCACCGGAGCCGATTGGCGTGATTCGCTTGACTTCGATGTCCAGCGCGTTGCCGCGCGCGATTGGGTTCTGTGAGTTCTTCTCGGTCGGCAGGTCAACGCGGTAGGTGTTGGCGGTTGGGCCGAGTTCGAGAAGAGATTCCGAGGCTCTGAACTTTCCCGCCCATGCTTCCTCGCCCGTAACGCGGTAACGGAATTCAAGCGTAAGGGCTGCGTGCCTTCTCTTGCCCTCCGAGCATACGCGGTAAAAGCCCCGAGGGAAGGAAACCACGATGCCGAACCCGTCCACCTCACCGGATGTCGAGTATTCAATCTCCCTGTCATGCGGCAGGCCCATGTCAACCGGGGTCTCTATCGTAATATCAGACGACCCGGGTAGTGCCTCTTGGTGCTTCTCGCCCCGCCGCACCGATACATACCCGTCGGCGGTAAACGCCTCAATTGCCGAGCCGTTGATTTTAATTTCGCCGGCGCCCTGTAGGTACTTCTCGGGCTCCCCAGTAATCTCTGCAATGGCGAAACCTTTGTATAGAAAGGACCATTCCGCGCCGTCGTAATACATGATGTTCGATTGCCAACTCGGTGAGCTCGCGTATGAGAGGCCCACATAGTTCGACGTGCTGAAGTCCCAGTCGCCCTCAATAACAATCCAGTAGTAATGAGGCGTTGGGGCGAGCTCCAGGGCAGAATCGAGTTCGAACAGGAAGTCTTTCCATCCGGTAACGGGAATATGGTCCGTCTCGAACTCTATGGGCTCGATAAGGTTTGTCCCCGATGGCACACCATAATACCAGTTCGAGTCCGCCGCCTGAACGGTTACCGTTATCACCTTGCCGCTTGTGATGGTGCCGAATTTCTTCAGCCGCAGCCGGACCTGGTCTATGAACGCGGAGTGCTCGCCGTTGACGACAGCATGAATCGCGACCTTCTGGACATCCCTCCAGAGCCCGCCGGCGTTACCCGGACCCTTGATCGCCTGCGTGCAACAGTGCGTCCGGCCGAGGCCGTTGTATACGAGCCACCGGCTTCCGTCGATGCCGAACCAAAGTGAGTTTTGGTCTGTCGTCATGCCGCCAACAGAATAGACAGGCCCCTCACAGAGCCCCTGGACGATGTTTGTCCGGGAGCCGCCGATGGATGCGGTATAGCTACCTCGGTTTGTGCTGCTCCCCGCCGAATGGCCGGTCGTGCTTCGGATGATGTTCCCACCCAGCCGGCCCTTGCCGTAGTGGATGGGGAGAACCGCGCCGTTGATTTGGGTGGTGCGAACGCCGCCGGCGCCATACGTCGGAGACTCGGGGATGTCGGGGAGTTTCGGCTGGTCCACCAGGAGGGATGAGAGGAACGAGAGGCCGAGAGAAATAGTCAGGTCGATGGCGATGGCGGTAATAGTACCGAGCGTCGTCAAGGTCGTGATTGCTACACCGGCCGCCGTCATAGATGACGTTGCGAACGCCGCGCCGAAACTAGCGGCAATCAGCGCACCAAGGCCACCGGGCACCGCGAGGATCTGGATATGGTCGCCGGCACCCACCGGCCTCGAGCCCCACCGCTCCCGGGCGATGACGTGGCCGTTTTGCCTGATAACGGTGTTGTCGTCCACGGTCACCGTGTCGGGGATATAGCGGCTTAAAACGCCCGACATGTAGGGCCAAGAATACTCCTCGACCTCGTCGAAGCGGAGCGGGTTCCGTGTTACGGAAATCTTGACGGGTTTTCGTGCCACCTCAATCATCCCCGCTTCCCCGTGTATCGGTACACCCGCGTATCAGGTCTTCTGAGCACCTGGACCAGCTTTGTCCGGATGACCCCAGTGCGCTCGCCGGAGTGCAGGCAGTGGGTCGCACTGACCACAACGGCTGCATGGTTTGTTTGCTGCCTTGCGTCAAAGAACAGCACAACATCTCCAACGCTTGCGTCCTTCGGTTGAATCTCGTCGAAATGACTCCGGTATGCCACAAGTGCCCGGTCGAGAACTTCCCGCGTCCCCTCTTCGTCCTGAATCTGCTTGACAAGGTCAGGGAGGTCCCACCCAAGAAAGCGATAGGCAAGCAGAACAAGACCCCAACAGCAAAGGCCATCCAGGCCACGGCCCTGATACTTGTACGGAACGCCGAGGAGACGGTCTGCATAGTCATTGAGGTCTTTCAATTTCGCGGTAATGGGATACTCCGGAAACTGCCGTTCATGCCCGGGAGGGTAACCTTGACGCCGGCCGCCAGTTGCTCCGCGCCACGCTTGACGCATTCCTTCCACGTCCGGTCGCAAGAATGCTGGAGAGCGCCGGGACGGGTTCGGTCGTAGGGACAAACACAATCCTTCCGGTTATCAGAACTTGGGTCGTTCTCTTCGTGCCTGCAGTACGCGCGTTGAAAACGGTTGAAAGGAACGTCCCGCGAGTACGCCCCGGCCTCCCCGAGTGTCCAGGCGATTGCCATGGAATCTATCGTGGCATCGGTCACCTCGAAGCGACCGGAGATATAGGGCGCCGCGTCCAGGTTGTCCGCGTGGATGAGCTGGTAGTTCACCACGCAATCGACCATCCCGGTGTTGTCATCCATCCACGTCGATAGGTCCTGGTTGTTGTTCGCCACGGCCATATGCGTGGTGCGGATTTCGTCTTCAGTCGAATGCGAAATCTGGTCAAAGTAGACGTTGGCCGCCTCGTAGTACTCGCCGTTGTAGGTGTAGGTTACATCCTGTGTGTAACAGGCAACCCGTATGGCGTTGCTGCTGTCAACGAACACCTCGAAGGTCCAGACCCATGGACCGGTGTTGTTGAGCTTATTTTTCTCCGTGAGGAGTGCGGCAGGGATGGTCACAGCGTCTCCTCCAGTTCCACATCAAACGCCCACACGCCAGCGTCAATCTTGCGGTAGGGCTCCGTCTCGCTTAATACCGCCACGGATACCGTCGTCCCGGTGTCGTATGGCAGCGTGAACAGGAACGGCGCACCGTCCGCCTCGCGTGCGTTGATGAACGTCCGGATAGTGTCGAGGTCCGTCTTGTCGCGGGCCTTGAAGGACAACTTGAAATAGCGTCTCCCGTCCGGGAACTTCGAGACGGCTATCCGGTGCCCGAGTTGCGTCCGAAATTCCGACGTCTGGAACACCTTTGATTCGTGATACTCGAAGTCCGGCGTGTCGGGCATCGTCAGGGACGCCGTGCCCTCGCCGCTCATGTCCACGTTGGACCGGCTGAGAAGTTCCTCCTGCTCCTCCCGGTACATCGGCTCGCCGTAGACCGAGGCGAAGATGGTCGGATAGTTCCCCTTCGCCGAATCATACGTGTCGTAATTGACGAACTTGAGAATCTGGTCGGCCTCCGCGCCGGACGGCCATCGATACATCCACCCGACCGAGCCCTGATACAGCTGGTTCGGCTTGTGGTCCCGGACGCACGGGTGGTGGTCCGTCAGGACGCAGGTATCTTGGATGTCGCCCGCGCTCGAGGACGTGAAATGGTGGTAGTAGACCGTCTCCGAGCCGAGCCCCCGGAAAATCCGGTAGTGCATGACCTCGGCCCGGCCGCCCGTCTCGTGGTCCATCGGTGCCCACGCGAACACCGAGCCGCGCTTGTCGTACTGGAGGGACGCGCCCGGGTAATGGTGGTCATCGTTCCCGTCATCCAACCTCGTCACGCTCCACGAGCCGTCCGACTGGAACTCCGAGAGGTAGAGGTAGTGGGTGCCCGAGACGTTCCGGCGATACAGGACTGCCGGGTAATCATAGCCAGGCATGATCGCAAGGGCCTCGATTGAGGAAACCGTGTGGCCTGCGGTGGATGCCTGGTCCCGGGCCGTCCAGGTGGGCAGCACGCCCGGGACGGCTAACCGCTCGCGCACATATACCTTGTCGTCGGCGCTATCCAGGATGGCCGCGTAGCACCGGCCACCTGGCGTGAACGCCACCTTGCAGTCGGTCGGAGTGCCGGTGCTATCGCAGGTCTCGTCCCCGGATATTTCGAGGTCCGTGTAATACACCGTGCCGGACACGTTGAAGAGAGCCGCAATGTTCCACCAGCCGACCGTGTTGTTGGTGGAATCCATGGCGAACGAGATCGCCGTGGGGCTGGTGAGGTTGGTAGATAAGCGTTCCATCATGACCCAGCGCCGGGCGGCGCTATCCCGCATCAGGATATGTGGCGTTGCCGTTCCATCGTAGGCCGATATGCCGAGCCAGATTCGATTGGCCGGGTCCACGAAGAGATGTGGATCCGTTCCGCCCGCGCCCGTGACGTAGCCGATGGACTGGGACCACGATTC